ATTTAATATCTGCAATAAATGGCCAGACAGAAGCGTTAAAAAAACAAATAGACTCAGAGACACCAGTTAATAAACCAAAAACTAATTTGATTCCAGAGAACACAGCAGGAGGAAAAGCCCCCCTTGAAGCCGCAATGAAAAAGGTGTCAGAAATCAAAGCCGCAGAAAAAAAGGCCATGTTAGATCAAATGGAGAAGGTTGTAAGCGAGGGGGTTGATAACACTGTGACTGCGGTTAATAATGGTTTCACAAAAATAAAACAAATTGCAGGAGACTTTGAAGGCGGATTCAATGACATAATGGGCCGCATTCGGTTAAATATAGAAAAAGGATCAACAAGCCAAGAGCCCAATAAAGTCCTTACGTTTACGCAAGAAGATCGGATTTCGAATAATGATAATATTAATTTAAAAAAAGAAGAAATAAAAAATCAGTTAGAAGAAATAAAAACCTTAAAAGCAAGATTTAAGGACAAGGAAGAAGCGACTCATTTGGAAAAAGCGTTCTCTCAGGGATCTATGATAAATAATCCGCTCGAATTTTGGAAAGGTGACGATCTAAGGGATGCAGAAAACGTTGATAAAATAAGACGAGAAGGCTTCGCTTCAAGACAAGAAGGTGAGATATTTGAGTATGGAGTTCAGGCCGAATCAGGCAAAAGGATGAATAAAAGCACAGAAAAAATAAAAAGCCTTAATGATATTGCATCTCCAACGAGTAAACAATTAACTGAAATTACAAATTACAAAAATGAATTAAAAGAGCAGCAAAAAATATATAATCAATCTACTGCTATTTTAAAAAATATAAAAGTTCAGAGATCCGAGGAAATAAAAAATATCAACTTGGCCGAAGAATCACTTAAGGGACTTAATGGGCAACTTGTAAAGTTAGAAGACATTTCTAAAAAAATGGGGGTGTTGACCGACAGCAACAGTAGTAACCAAGTGGACATACCCAATAAATTCTCAGGCGGCAAAATACAACACTTCGCAAAAGGCGGATTTGTAGACGGCCCAGCAGGCGTAGATAAAGTTCCTGCAATGTTAACGGCAGGAGAGTATGTCGTACCTAAAGACAAAGCAAAGCAATTCAAACAAAACGGCGGAGAGATACAGAATTTTTCAATAGGCGGAATGGCCAAAGAGCTAAACAATAAAAACACTGAAAATAGAGCCATTAGGGGCGGACAAGGTGTGACGCAGTTACTGGTTATGAATGAGGTCTCTCGCGGGATAGCTAAATATTTAGAAAAGCCAAAAGATGACGGACCCCCAACATTTGATAAAAATAAATTCAACAATTTAGACCTAAGATCAGACGTAAATATCAAGCGTGGAGACCCTAGGTTGAGTGCAAGGTTTTTAGCTAAAGATCCAGTAATGCAGGAATATAAAGATTATCTCTTAGAGAAGGCTGCTTATGACGTGCAAAAGAAAAACGAGAAAGTCGATAAAAAAATGCAGACAATCGGCTCTGTGCTTTCGTTTATGGGCACCTTTGCAATAGCCCAAATGTCAGACATAATGGAGCCTTATGTTGAAAAAGCAGTTGGATGGGCAAAAAATAAGGCTATAAATACCGCAAAAGGTCATACGGGTTTCGGAAAAGATTCAGGTGCATTTAAGCTTGCCAGAAGTCAGGGATTAAATGCAAATTATAAAGACGTAAGTAATCATATTGAGACTGGAGAGCCTTTAGTTATAAACAATAAGGGATATCACTTGATGTCTGGCCGAAACGAGAGAACTAAGTGGGAGTACATAAATAATTCTCCAAAAAGTCATAGGCAAATAATGCGTGGTCAAAAAATTGGTATTGACGAAAATAATGCATCAATGCTTAAAAGGGCAAGAGGTTATCAATCTGGAGGCTCGATACCAGCAATGCTTACAGCGGGAGAAGGCTTCGTTCCAGCTCCTGTTGCGAAGAGAATTGGTTATGATAATTTAAATCGCATGAACACTACTGGTGGGCTTCCAATTGTTCAAGGCAAAGGAGGAATAGATAATGTTGGACCAGTAGGATTAACCGAGGGCGATTTTATCATAAAGAAAAGCTCAACAGACAAGCTTCTCAGAGAGAATCCCAACATGATGCGTTTCGCCCTACAGAATCCAGAGGGATTCAAGAGGGGTGAGCAGGGTTATTACGAAGGAGGAGTAGTTGGTAGCCCTTCAACAATTCCCGCTCCATCCGTACCAAAGCAGGCCCCAACAAACAGACTCAAGAGTGTGGATCCTGCTGAGATGCTTAATCAGTCTTTCAACCAAAAACAAGAAGCCGCTGTAGCGCCACAACAAAAAAGCGAAGTAACCAACAATATAAACGTTAATGTATCCATAGACCAAACAGGAAAAGAAACGGTATCGACAGAGAATTCTAACAGCTCATACGAAGAAGAGCAGCAACTTTCATTAAAAATAAAGAGCGCCGTGCTGGATGTAATCAGGCAAGAAAAGAGAATAGGTGGGGAACTTAGCTCATGAGGCAAGCTGTTTTAGGTTATGAACAAAAATTCTTTATAAACGGAACTCAAATATCAGGAGTTCAAAACGTTGCGGGCTCTTATGCGATAGATGAAAGACCAATAAATGTTCTTGGTTGGGGGCATGTAAATAAAAATTTCTATAATGATAGAGAAAGATTTGCTCAGCCTGATGGGTCTTTTATATTGGACGAGAATGGATTTAATATATTAGGAGAAGAAAGTTTAGATTGTGCGGTAGATGGAGACATAAGCGGCTTTCCAGAGAGCATGGCTGTTTTGAATGCCCCACTGGAGGGTTCTTTTTCGATTAATTCTGTATTGGTCAGTGAGGATTTCTTTTTACAATTCACGGGAGACGTACCATTTACTGGAAGTATTCATCATGGAAAGAAATACTTTGGTTTTGATAAGGGGTATATAACTAGCCACTCTGTTTCTTGCGGCGTTGGGGAACTTCCAACGACATCCACATCAATAAGAGTTTTCGGAGACATAGGTGGATCTCCTGAGTTTATGGAACAAGAAGATGAGGGCGGACTATTTCTTCAGGAAGATGGATTTGCAATAGGCTCAGAAGATTCTAATGCCGGAATATACAACGCATCAGGTGATAATCCTTTCCCCGAGATAAGGCTGCCAAATCAAGGGTCCATCATTATAGAGTGCGCTGGAGCAACGACAGATAGGGTTACATCTTTTAACTACAGTATAGACATACCTATATCCCCAATTTACACAGTAGGCTCTTCTGTGCCAGCACAGGTAGATGTTGCATGGCCTGTGACGACCAACACTTCTTTCAGTTTAGATATAGACAAATACGAATATCAAAGCTTGAGGAAATACTTGAAGTCTCCCACGGTTCACGACATTGCGATAAAAATTAACGATTGCTTTGGTGTTCCGATTCAGCATTATGTAGTCAAGAGTGCGAGATTAATAGGAGAAGACATGGCCGCTTCGACAGACGGGAAAATGACTGTAAATTTAACATATAAATCTTACTATAATAAGAGATGAGTAAGCCTTTTTATAGATACGAAGATGTTCCATTGTTGATGGCTTCTGAGGGTCAAGAGCCAGTTATGGTTTTTGCTAATAGAGCTGGTTTATCTGCTAGTCAACCAATACAAGCAAAGAAATTTATAGAGGATTATCATATATCATTCGCATTGCAAACTGGAGATATACATTTTACTGGAGCTCATGAATCGGGTTTCTTGATGGGTCCGCGCAATGGCCCAGGAGTAAGACTTCCAGAATCAGTTGAAAATATATTAAGCGGAACTAAAATTGCTTATCCTGGCGGACAAGGACTTTACTTGACTGAAGATTTATCTGCTGGTGATTATTATATAAATGTAAGGTCTACAGGTGAGACTATATTGAGGTACGAGGAAGACATAGAGCATGGAGAAGTTGAGGTCTTAAGGAATTACGCAGCAGGAGGAATAGTAAGAGGTTCTTTGGATGTTACTTATTACATGAACACTGGAAATCTTCATACTTTTGCAGACTTGACGGGCTTGCTTGATCCTAATATTTACCCACAAGTAAACGAAACAAAGATAACCGGATGCTTTGGTGACTACATTTTTGAAGACGCGTATTTAAGAGAACTTTCTTTTTCGGCTCAACCCTTTCAGGTTGTCGAATCAAACTTGAGTTTAGATATATATGGAAGAATGTTGTACCAGTCTGGATTGGCCGACTCTATAATTGAAAATTACGGATGCCTAAAAGAGCAACAAATAAGCGTACCTCACGCAATCAATACAAAAATACTTGGAGCCTCTGATGTCGGAATAGAATATCCTTTAGATTTTTCATACAGCATAACGTCCACAAGAAACCCAGAAGTACCAATACCTCTAAGCGGAAAAATGAGCGACGAAGGAGAGCTGCCAATAAGGGTAACCAAGGAAGCCATAGACATCAGTATAAGAATAAGAGGAGAAAAGTTAGATCCATTTTTAAAAATATCAGGGCAAAGAGCTGATGTAACGGTTCAGTTATCAGACATAGGTTTCAGTAAAGAATTTACCGACAACAATCAAGGACTGCTCAAAGAGTTTAGGTTGGCAGGAAGCTTGGTTCATCCAGATTTACCATCTCAAGAATTAAAAGATTATGGAGTTGTTGAAGAGGATAATTTAAGCGTGTCGGAAGGAGGGTTCCTCCAAGGTTCCGCAACAATAAAACAATCTTATAGATAATGGATATATCGAATTCAGGATTGGATGTTAATTGCGTACAATGGTGGCAGCAGAGCGGTGATGCAAATCTTGTGTTCCGCAACGAACCAACTGGATCTAGTGAGCAACTTTTTGAGTACCCAGAGTCTGGCTCTTATAGACCCGTAGAAGATCCTTATTTGTCGGGTAGGGGTGTACAGTATTTTGCACAAACAGGTGAAGATGTAACTCTAGCAAAGTATGTTTATGTAGATTATAATCCTAATTATTATTATTTAGAAAATGATATTTTATCAATAGATGATTTAGTTTTTTCTCAAGATAAAGATTTTACTATATCGACTAGTAAAGAATTAAACATTAGTGAATTTTTTAAACTTAATCCTAATTTAGGTTATTCTATTAATGTATATGTTAAAAAGGATAATGAGTCTACTAGTTTAATAGATAATTATAAAACATATATAACAGAGAACCAAGATAGATCTGTTAATATTGGAGATTCTATTGGAGTTGGTGTTGGTATAAAGTTTTATGATGAAAGTGATGTTGAGCTTTATGCGCCGAATCTAAGGGATACTCATAGGTTAATGGCGACTAGTGAATTAAACCATAATGAATACTACGATGTACAATTAGATATAGCCAACACTTCAATACCTGATGAGGCTGTTTCTGCGCAGTTAGTTTTATTTGTTTATGGAATGAGTGCTGGTTCATTTATTTTCAAAAAACCATCAGTAAGAAATTTAAGTAAGTTCTTTTATTGCATAAAGGATCACGAGTCAACTTCATACAATAGTCCGAATAGTAAAGACGGATTAGAATATTGGACTCAAGATTTTGTTTGGAGGCCTTCCTATGGAGCGAAGTCTGACTTTGTAGCAATCAATGAAGAATTAAAAATGGGGGAAGGTAAAGATTATGTTACCAATATGGCAATAAACGCATTGCCGATGGAATTAACATTAAACTTTAGAAACCGAACAGACAAGGAAGCTAGAGCTATTGTCCACTTCTTGCAGGAAAAATCATTTGCATACGAGTCAATTTTTAGCCTCGATTATAAGGGCGACAGGTTATTGTCAAGCGAGATATCGGCGTTCAACTTTGAGTTTTCGTACCCATACAGGAGCGACTTAAAATATACTTGTACTCAATTTAACCATACTATTTCTTATAGGAATAATAATAATGTAAATGCTAAGTTTATATGCAATACAGAAAGCTCTCTGTCAAGCGTGGAGAGTCACGCTGGTTACAACAAAAGAATTGATGCACTGATACCTATATTCATAGATGAAACTACTCACTTCAAAAAGGGCGAGCAAATAAAATTAAACACCTTCACCTTGGAAGAAGGAGATGGGGTTATAACAATTGATACCAATAAAATAAAAACAATCAAAAGGTATCCGGAAGACCCTTTGGCTCCAATAACCGGGGGAATAATAACTTTTACTGATGATGTAGATGTAGAAGAAGAAGATTGCGTTTACATAACAGTTGCAGATCCAAAGAACTCTATTTTTAACGTTGGAAAAACAAAGATAAAGAAAAAAATATCAAAAAACCAATACGCTTTTTGGCCAATACTTGAAGAAGGAGATGAGTCCGACGTTGCAAACTTGAGAGCAACATCTTCTGCCGGAGAGAACACTTCTGTGCAATGGTTTGACGAAGTCGGTGAAAGTGAATTAGAACCTAGGCAGCAAGAGCTGCTCACCACTGACTTGGCAGATCAATTATGGAGACCAACTGATGTAGATAGAATAACTCCAAGAAATGAACTATTCGAATCAGAGGATGGAGCTCAATTCTTCGAGGAGACTACAGAAGAGTTTATAACAATAAGGGGTGAAGATTTCATAATAGGCGGAAATATAATGATGAAGAAGATGCAAGTCTGCCCAGAGGATTGTATGTTCAGTAAGGTTCTTTTACCAGAGCATGTTTCGAATATACCGTCAGAGGTAATAGATCCAGCAACCGGGGCACCCAGAAAAAGGCAGGTTTATCTTAAAAACTACAGAAGGATGCAGATAGACTCAGACATAGACGCAGAAAGCCTGTACGTAATCTTTACGCCTTTAGAGAATTTTACACTAGAAGCGAAGGATGATTTCTGGTTGCTTGTGTCTGCGGTTCAGGGCAGGAGTAGTATTTACTTAAAAGACCCGAATGAAATACCTAAATATCCATGGTTGGAGGTCAGGAACTTTGACCACAAGCCAAGTTTGGCATTTAGCTTAGAGCAGACGCCCGATAATATTCAGTCAAGTTTTCTAAAATACTACAACAAAAAATTCAAAAGGGGTATTAACGGAAACTTATCAACTTTTAATTTGACATTTGAACAAAGAAGTGACGAAGAAGCGTCTGAAATATTGCAGTTCCTTGAGAGTCATCTTGGTTACAAGAAGTTTAGGTTTCAAATGCCGCGCCCATATCTAAAGGATGGAAGTTACATCACTTCGCCAAGCAGGCCTTATATTTCGAGCTTCTATTGTCCTAGTTGGGGGCACGATATAATATACAAAAATAATCACACAATATCTGCGACATTTATAGAGTCCACAACTTCAATAGAGGAGGATCTAAGGAATGTTTTTGGAATAGGAAGAGATGAAGATAAACCCTGTTATGGAGCAGAAATATATGATCCAATAACGACCCATGAGCTTTGCACTTTTTCTTCTCAATTGATGGCTGCAAAGGGTGCTGGTTTTGACCTTGATCAAGACTCGAAAACTGCAAAATCTAAAGCTGTTGATTTAGTTTTTATAGTTGACACGACGGGGAGCATGACATTTGCCTCTATGGAGACGAATGGCGTCACCAAAACAAAGTATCAGGTATGTATAGATGTGGTTTTAAAAATGATAACAGCTCACGATAGTTATGTCATGCCTGGAACCGAATCATACAATGGTGAGTTCAGCGCTCCACCATTAAGCTTTGGGTCCAGGAGTGGAGACGATACTGTTCCTCCTTGGCCAGCAGACGATCAAGTTTTAAATAGTTTAATTTCTAAATTATATGACCCGCTAAAAGAGTTACAGGAAGAACTGGAAAATAATGATTACAATTTAGAAAACCTAGATAGATTTAAAATAAAAATAGACCAAAAAAGAGTTAATCTTGGTTTTATACTGATGGCGGATACAAGGCAGGTAATTCAGGATGTTTCAGATTACCCAAGCTCATTTGATAAAGTGCAATCTTATAAGAGCATAGACATAAAAGATCCTAACGACCCACTATTGGAAGATTCACCTAGAGCAGTTAGCCAGGCCTTGGCTCAGTTTTATAATAGCCCACGAGCCGAACATGTGACAGATAGAATAGTTGTAATGCTAAGCGATGGAGTTTTTACAACCGCTGACGCCACCATGCCCCTAAAGGGGGCAAGTCACGACTATAATAAATTTTATAGCCAATATACTCTTGACATGTGCGCTGAATTAAGAAAAGGAGGAGACTTGGCGGTCAGAAGACCATCTGACGAGACGCTTAAAAAGTATGGTTATCAATCTCAAAATCCATATGCCAAGATGGAGCAATATAAATTTAAAGAAAGGGATGGCGGAAAGTCAGCTTATAATAATCCTGACCTGGGCAAAGATAATCCCGCATGGTATAAAGAGGAAATGCCAACGGTGTTTATGTTTGCTAGGGTAGGCGTACCTGGACAATTGTCTGACTACGCTCCAAATTATGTTTATGATTATGATAAGCCGGCGCCATACTTAGAGCCGCCAGGCAAGACTCCTCAGTTCTTTTTTCCCATAACGCAAGGGGGTGACTTAAATGGAGAAGTAACTAGGATAATGGACTTGATAAAAGTTGTAGAAATGCTCACCAATGATAATGGTTATCAGAACGTATTATCGATAGTTCTATATAATTGTGGCCCTCACGATGTAAAACTAAAAAACACATTAATTAATATCGAAGGCCAAAACACCGCATTAAAATACACTACTGAAATATTAAAAGAAGGTATACCCAAAGGAGGAAACGTTAGGGATTTAACTTTCACGCAGCCAGATCAGGGATTAGGGTCAATAGTGAAAGGTTACGGCGGCCAATACTTTGGCGACTCGGACAATCAAGATTTATTTTCAGACGACCCTAAGGCTTCAAATATATTGTGGACTTCATTTAATACCCAATACGAAGTGTCAAGACAAGGGATAGTAGAAAACATAAATGGAGGGTGGGCCGCAAACTCAAATTTAACAAACGGAGTTAAGAATACAGGTGTTGCATTTAAAGGTATGCCGATAAGAGTATTTAAGGCAGATTCAGGCTTACAGATAACAGACTACAATATAGGAAACGTTACCTCTAGTAATGGATACAGGGGAGATTATTCCCATTTACCAGCAATAAAGCCTGGTGAAAAACTTGATTTATTTTTTGGAGTAAAAACTAATAAGTTGAGCGACTTTTCCGAAAAAGTTCAACTCTTTATCAATTCAGACGACGAGACAATGAAGGAGATGGACTGTTATGCTAATTATGATTTTGAAATAATCATTCCATCAAGCAAGGAGTCTTTAGGTGATTCTGACACTAAGGATAATAGCGACCCAACTGATTGTGAGAGCGTATGGATGAATTCAAATCTGATTATAGACCACCCAGAATATGGAAAAGTTTCTTTTGATAGTAGCCCTAAGTTACCTATCGCCCCAACATACCACCCTTGGGCTTTAAGGGATTTCGCAGATAAGCCGCCGACATCAGGGGGTAATTCTTTCAAGATGTGCAACATAGCTTCAGCTCAAACATATACATTTTCTCAACCAATAAGAAATCCTCTTTTGGCTGTGTATAGTTTGGGAAACCCTGGTTTAAGCGTAACTATAAAAACAAGCACCAAAGTTGTCGATTATTCGGGAGGAGCAAAATCAGCTGACCATTCCACTATAGTTGTTGATACAGACTTTAGCTTCAAGGGGCCGGAGGCTTTTGGAGTCCTGCAGTTTCCGGGGGAGCATACAAGCATAACTTTAACGCCAGACACCGCTGAGTGTTACTATAGTCTCGTATGGGGCTTGCAGTATTGCCCATGAGTTTCATAAGTGAAGAGTCTGGAGTGTGCCTTTCGGAAACCGGAACGTCGGTGCTTGCTGGGTGTGACTTTTTAATAGATGAGTTGGGCAGAAAGTATATACTGACAGAAGGATCAAAAAGAATAATCCCAGAAGGAGATTGTTTGCCAATTACTGACTTTGATTGTAGTAAGCTTGATAGAATTACCGTGGATAGCGGAAAATTTGTAACCATAATTAATACCTGTAGTCTTCCTTTAACTATAACGGGATTTAAAAACGAAGACCCGTTGAGGTTTTCTATATTTAATTACCCGGAATATTCAGGCTACGCAGAATATAATACTGGTAACACTCAAGAACTTCCTTTTACTGTCGAACCATTCCAAAGAGTAAACATAAATACTTTTTTTCATCCTTTATATTCCGAGCTTATAAGTGGAAAAGCGGGAACTTATGAGAATAGAACTGGAGATAAGTTTGAGTCTAACGTTTCAATACTTCCGGGCTTTGAGGTATTGAACTGTGTGGAGGACCCAAATACTTCTATTTTATGGTGGGAGGAAAATGAGCATTGCGATTTGGTTCTATTGAATGATGCGGAGAAATCTTTTAATCCTGCAGCTCAGTGGTTTCAGGAGTCTGGTGATGATAACTATCAAGTCAGGGAGTCATTATTTGAATCATACACTGAAGATGCCCAGTATTTTGAAGAGAAAGGTGAAGAAAATGTAGCGGTAAAGTATAACTCAAAAGCTATATCTTCTTATTGTTCGCCAAAGTTTAAATTAGAGGGAGAATTTATCTGCGAGCCGGTTGATAGGGACTTCTTGAATAATGACGAAAACTTTATAGAGCCCGACTTTTCAGTATTAAAAAAAATACAGAATGACTATTTTTTAAGCAAAAAGAAAACGATAGAGATTAACACTACTGATGTAGTGACGGTTCAGAATATTTACCAAGGATTAAAGGACTCTTCTTTAGCTTACGCAGCAATGTTGAATAATATGCAACCTAATTGGTATGAAGCTTATGGGGACCTAGGAATATCTGGAGCTCTAGGCGTTTTTCACTCCTTAGTGCAGGGGGTTATAGATGCAGGCCAGGATAATGACATAAACAATTTACTGCAATCCTCGTTACCCACAACGCAAGTGAGTTATGGAGACAAGAAGATTCAAGTTTCTTACGCAAGTAATAATACCTCTGAAGTGCAACTTGATGGCTATAATTGGACGGGAATGATTATCAAAAACGAACCAGTTGAGAACGCTGGAGACGTAAGTAATCAAGCTGTATTTTTTAACGCAGAAATTATTCCAGGACAAGCAAAAGATGTAAGAATGTTTATTGTCAATAGTGGAGATTTTAACAACTACCCAATGAAAGAGACGATATGAATATTTACAGTATGTCCTCTGGTGACAACGACCCAAGTAATGATTATGTAAGAATGCATGTTGCGATGGACGCTGGGACAAGTTCGAATATACGAATATATAATAGTGGAATATCTGGGGTAATTCAGTATAGCTCCACTTCTGATTACGCATGGAAAGTTGAGAGAGTTAAATATATTTCCGAAGAAACTGTTGAACTAAGCGCATCAGAAAATCAAAAAATTGGTTACCCTTCAGGTTTTGCGTGGATTCCTGGGGATTCAGTATGTTCTCTTTCTAATTCAGAAGAGGTTGAGACAGGAAAACTAGATTCGTTGACGGAAAAGTCAGAATTAAGTAATAACGAATATTTGAAATCTGGATCGCTTGTATTAGAAGACTTGTATGATGATGAGTGGAGCCCTCAGGGAATAATGAAGGTTTCAAACGTATATTCTCTCAAGGGTAATATGCCTTTTGTGAATATAAAAAATAAAGAAATAAGCTCAACTGGATCTTTTGATATTTACGCTTCGTCACTTGAGGGATGCATTTTCACAATGGATATAAAAAGGGATTTCATAAGCGGGGATTCCAACGGGCCTGGTAGCTTGTTATTACCAGACTTAATAAAAACAAAAACAACATCTTCAGCGAGCAAGGGTGAAACTTTAAAAGAGTGGAACAGCATGTTTGAGATAAACCAAAACTCCAACGTAGATTCTATATTCAAAAACGGACAAAACAGAGATGAAGTTTTTATTCAAGAGATGCAGGATTATTTAGAAAAAAATTGGTACAACAAGTTAAAAAGAAATTTGTGGGGAAATTATATAGATAATGAAAGCATACAATTAAGCTCAAGAGATCCAGAAACATTAAAGAATCATATATTCTATTGTTTTTATTATTTTGGAGCTTCTGATGATATAAATATATTATCTAATACTAGTTTTAGTAGTAGCGAGGGGATGAATTGGTATATTGGTCTTGGTGGTAAAAGTTTATTTTCGGAAAACGTAAGGGCGCTAAGATCTGAACTAGCATACCTTCCAGTAGTAAAGCAAACAAAAGAGATAACAAAAATATACGCATCTCCTCCAAGAACAACTTATTCATACAATTTACAAAATAATATTAATATTGCTGATTTTATTGATTAATTAATTTATAATATATATATGAAAGATACAGGTAAAAATATTAAAGCTTTATTCGAGCTGGATCCTTCTGCTATTATATGTTTGTATAAGATAGATTTAAAAGGGAAAGGTCAGTATTTATTTCATGCTGGAGAAAATGGATATAAAAATAAGCTAGTATTCAATAGCCAGGAGTACGACTTCTTTCCCATAAAGGCTGACGGATTTGAGGTTCAAGGAGATGGCAGATTGCCCAGACCTAAATTAACATTCACAAATCATCAAGGAGTAATCTCATTGCGCCTGAATCACTTTGAAGATTTTATTAATTATAAAGTCACCAGAATAAAAACATTTGTTAAATATTTAGATGCAGTTAATTTTCCTAATAATTTTAATCCTCACGCCGAACCTGATCCTGATGCGGCTTTTGGTGAAGATGTTTTCTTTGTTAATCAAAAAACAAAAGAAGATGATAATATAGTAGAGTTCGAATTGGTTTCACTGCTTGAGTTGCAGAACGCAAGCGTGCCAGCCAGGACAGTATACTCTAATAGTTGTCCTTGGCAATACAGAGGAGATATAGGTTGTGGGTATAAAGGTAAGCCAATATCGAACGGTAAGAATAAAAGGTTTGTGCCAAGCGGTTATAATGAAGATATGGTTGGGCATGAAGTATATTTTAGCGGCGAATTTAAAACCGAAGAGTTTGCTAAATTTGAGGAAGGAAATGTTTATCCAGATTGGTCTATAACTTCTACTTATTCCAAGGGAGATACCGTTAAGCTGGTTCCTTACGACCATGATTCTTCATTGAATCCTATTGATATTTATGTTTGCCTGAATGATGGTGTTAGGTCGAACCCTATTTACGATACAGAAAATTGGGTTTTAGATGATTGCGATAGAAGTTTATGCGGATGCAGACTTAGATTCTCAGATTTAGCTACAGGAGCTGGAGGCGGAAAAAGAATCACAGAGAACCCAGAAGGTAAGGATCAGTTCTGGACCGAATCCGAGGAAGGTCTTCCTTTTGGAGGTTTTCCCGGAGTTGACCCTTATGAGTTTAAGTAAATGTTTGAGAGAGAAGTCATAGTTCATGCGGAGAGTAATCCAGAGGAAGAGGTGTGTGGATTTATTTTGCTTCATAAAGATTTAACTGTATCAGTTGAGCCCGCAATAAACGAACATTCGGCGCCAAGAGATTGCTTTACAATATCGCCAAAAAGCTTCATAAAACATTCTATAGACAAAACAATAGTAGGAATATACCACTCTCATCCAAGGAGCAACGAGAAGCCTTCTCCGCCAGATATAGCCATGTCTGAGGAGATGGGTATTCCTTATTTAATTTACAGCGTAATAACCAAGAAGTTTTTTCTTTATTACCCCGAAAGCTATGAGCCAGAAAAGCTTACTGGGAAACCTTACATCAAGGGTTTCTTTGAATGCACTTGTATGTTCAAAGACTATTTCAAAAAAGAACTAAACATAAACATATCTAAATGGAATGAAAACTATTGGCTTCCACAAGAAGATAAAGATGCAAATAAACTATTAATAAATATATTAAATAATAATTTAGAAAAAATAGAAGATAAAAAATTACAAAAACATGATGTGATATTATTTCAAGTAAAGAAAAATTTTAGATATCATGTTGGTATATATTGTGGAGATGATTACTTCTTGCATCAGGCCACTGGTATTTTATCCAGGAGAGAGTTATTGGACGAACGCTGGCAAGCAAAAATAAAAGAAGTGTACAGACATCCATCGTTAGTGTAAATATACATAAGGAAAAAAGGATGAAAAGGGTATTTTTGTACGGAGAACTTGGAAAAAAGTTCGGTAAGGAATGGAAGCTAGACGTTAGCTCTCCGTCTGAAGCTGTGTCTGCACTGTTCGCTAACGATAGAGAAATAGAATCATACCTTAATAAGAAAGAAAAAGCAGGAATACATTATGGTATAAAAAAAGAGAAAAGCGACAACTTTATAGATCAAGTTGACTACGTATTGCCAACAAAAGAAGATATACATATATTTCCTATGCCGCAAGGATCAGGATTCGTTGGCAGCTTATTCATGATGGCAATTCAGACCGCCGCAAGCATGTATATTTCAAAGAAAATATCGGAAGCAATGGAAAGAGACGACAGCACTCTAGTTGCGCAAACTCAATCGTTTTTATTCAATGGGTCCGATAATAGATACCAGCAGGGGGCAACTGTGCCTCTTGGTTATGGCAGAATGAAAATTGGAAGCAATGTTATATCTTCATGTATTGTCAATTATGATTACGATTCGGAAAAGGGGCAAATTTTTAATTTCAAAAAAGGATTATACAGCCTCGTTCCTAGTTATAGTAAATACTACTTGCCTCAGGGTTGTCTGTTTTCTGCATTCGCGTTGAATTTATTTGATGGAAGTAGTGACTTCAAGGCTTCTGATCCAGCTTATCAATTTTTAAAAAATAACCTACCAACAACTTATTTTGGAGCAAATGATGGAATTTATGGTCAGTATACAGATGCTGACACTTATAGGCAGTCAGTAACGACAGTGAAACAGGAGAAAACTGGCAATGCAGTTGCGGGTTATTTTTATTACAACTATAACTGGTTAAAGGGTGTCAATATAGATAGAATGGGGGTGAAAGGAGTCGATGGAAACTGGACCACTGTATCAAAAGCGGACAACACCTATAAGGTAAAAGAATCGGACGCATCTACAAGTTCTTATGTTTGCCTTCAAAGCGTGCCACTGCCTGATGACGAGGTTAAAGAAAAAGAATTTTATCCAATATCTTTTGCGGAAGACGGAGAGATAGAATATATAGCCGGAAAAGATAAATCATTTGAAGGGTTTTTTCCTATACCAGTTGGACAGAGGTGGAGAAATGGTAGTAAAAATGATGGAGTTGGATGGTTCAAGTTAGAGTCAACATCTGTATATAAAGCTGTAGACTTGGCCTGCGAGGGTCCAATTGATGGGCTTTGTGATAAAAACGGAGAAACTTTAGTATTCAATAAAGAATCAAAAAAAATAACAGACCCTAGCGACCCTAAATTTTTAAGAAATCCCGATGACGATTATCTTCAGGGGGTTATATTGGATGACGCACAAGTAAAAGAAGTAAACCTGGGGACAGTTCCGCCTAAGGACGCATATAATATAAATGAGTTTGACATAGACATAGGACAAAGCAGAAGCGGCGTTATTGGTACAAATGATCAATCACTGCTTGACCCTCAATATTTATTCTCAGCAAACACCAAAGATATTAACGCGCCACTTTACGGACCAAGAGAAATAAATCCTAATAACATAATAGAAAACGCAAATAATCTTCAACCTTTTGAAAAAAACAAAACATACAAGCAGGGAGATTATATTTCATATCAAGAGGGTGCTGGAGAAAAATATACATACAAAATAAATACCAGCCTAGCTAATCCTTTCAGTAGGCATGCGAACCATAATTATAGCGAAAGTGAAACTGAAATAGTTTACGTGGGGGCAGGTGATGCTGCTGAGTTTTATACAACAACCCCGCTCATTAATGGATACCAGACTTTCTATGGAGAGTACGTAAACATAGACGAAGATAAGTTTTATGAAGATGGAGACCTAATAAGGTCTGCCAGACATGATGGAGGGGTTGAGTATTACCAAATGGGTGCTGACGCAGGTGATTTCTTGGGTCTTTTTGATGAAGAGGCGACCTACAATGGGCAACAAGGCAAGGTCTTGATGAAAAAATTGTCGGACGAAAACAATACAACATCACCAATATATAAAATAACAGGAGATTATTCTCCAGGAAAAATAATACAGATAAATCCAGAGCTTACTAGGCCTTTTGGTTTTGAAGATTTCACAAAACAGCTTTCAGCTAAAGATAGGAGTGACGACAAGAAAATAACAACAAATGACCCTATTTATATATTGCAAAATACAGACGACGTAGGGGTAAGTGCTAAAGACTGGGCTTCTGAGGTTCAATTGACTCCAGGGCAAATACAAGGGCTATGGCAATCCATCAAAATAAACGGAGTTAAGGATGTAAAAAATGGGCCAGGAGGTCCAGGAGAAGAAGGAGAAGAGAGGGACGATTTACGTGTTAAAATATTTTTATTAGCTGGAACCTCAGACCAGGCAGTAATTAGGTCTTCAGAGGAAGAATACTATGTGAGTCACACGGTTATTAATCCATTAGTCGAAGAGATGTACGTTACAATTCAGATAGACCAATTATCATATATATACGAGGGAGACACAATAGAGATAACATACAAAATAGGAAAACTTTGGACTTGGATAATGTCTGCATACCAGATCTACCACGGATTGTTAGCGGCCTATTATGCAGCTACAGCGATTAAATTCGCGCTCATGGCTACAGCTGCAATGGTTCCGCAATTAGCCGCAGGTGCAGGAGCTATCGCTGGAGAAAACGCTGCAGCGGCTGCGTGGGAGCTTGCAATGCTGGCGGCTTGGACAGTTATAAAAGGCTTTATAAACCCTGATGATGGATGGAATATTGGAACAAAAATAGAAAACGCAGGAGAGATTTGGCCAAAC